ATGGTTCGCCCAAACCGAAAGGTTTGGAACAAGAAAACCTCCAAGCGGTAGTATCGGATAAAAACAAACTTTAACTAGTTTGAATAAACCAATTTCTTAGCCCGATCATTATTGATCGGGTCATTCTTTTTCAAAATTTATTTTTCAAAATTGAAATGTCAAAACAAATGGAAGTTTCTACAATGGACCTTAAATATTCGGAACTTTTAAATAATGTGAAAGAGATTTTGAGAATCGTTAAACATCCAGAACTGAAAATGGTTATTGAAGACCTTTATAAAGTTTTAAACGAACCAGTAAGAGATCACAATTATAAACATAGATTATGGATTGATTGTGAAGTTCTTGCTATTAAAGTTTACTTTAAGAGTTCAATGATCATAAAGTTTAATTTGTCCAATACTATAAAAAATATTCGTTTTTATATCAATCATGTAAAAAATGAATCATTTAGGTGTTTGTTAAATGATAGTCAATTAGACGCGCTTTGTATGTTAGACACTAAATAAGAGTCCAGTTTGTATTTTTTTTCAAAAAAAAAAGAAAAATAAAATTTTATTTTCGATTTGGCACTTCTAAGAGCTTCTCGGATTTGCTGGTTTGGTTCATATTCCTGTTTGATGACTCTGCGACTCTTAGGCTACATTCTTCGACGTCCATATGATATTTAATTGTGTCATGTTCAGTGATAGACGAATATATAGTCTATCACTGAACAGGTCACAATGGACAAAGACATAATTTGCCGTCTTCCTGATAACTTTGTTCTTTTGCATTCCATTTAGTGCTAGATCGAATAATTATAGATCTAGAACTAAATAAGATGCAAAGTTATAAATCTATTTTCATTAACGAAAAAAATAAATTTTATTATTAAAGATGTTGATCACACCAATCAATTAAACACTGATAACATTTTTTAGCATCAAATGGATTAATGTTCATACTTTCTAACCATTCTACGAATAAATTCTTATTTTTATTAAACAATAACAACATTCCTAATATTTGGTATGCTTTAGTATATCCGTTTTCTATAAGTTTCAAATTGTTTGAATCATTTATCCCCATTAACATGTTTACATCTTTTTCTTTCATGGAAGTACGTATAAAAAAAGATTCTGGATCTAAGTTAGGATGCATCAAACCTTTATTTAGAGTTATCAAACCAAATTTTTCATTGTAAAAATTTATATTTCATTTCTTCATATTCTGTAATATTCCTAATCATGGCACTTATAACTGCAGATGATGTTATAAACGAAACTTATATCTTTGCAGACAAAAATGAACAAGAAAAAGATTTGGGAATGTTGTTATTGATAGCTATAAAACAGAGATGGAATGATTCTGAAACACCTTTTACTAAACAAGATCTTGATGACTTTGAAGGACTGAATGAACGAGAAAGAGATACTGTAAGAGCTGTTACAACATATTTTGTATCGTCTGATGTTTTAGTTGCCAATTTGGTAAGAACTTTGGGTTCTGAATTGAATAATAAGACGGCTGAACATTTCTATGCCGAACAAAATGTAATAGAAATCATACATTCAAAAGTTTATGCTAAGATGTTTTTAATAGTTTGTGGAAACGAAGTTACTCCACAAACAGCTGCTGATATGATGAACGAATATAAAAGTGTTCTACTAAAAAGAGAATATGTCAGTAAAATAGGACTATCTGTAAATATAGCTGAAAAGATAACCAAAATGGCTTTTGTAGAAGGAATCTTCTTTTCAATATCTTTTGCTGTAATCTTTATGTTACAAAGAAAAAAAGTATGCAATGGATTCGTTGGAGCTAACAAGTTTATCTTTAAGGATGAAGATTTACATAAAGTATTTGGATGTTATGTAATAACTACTTTGTTGAAAGATGAGATTAGTCAGGAAAAGATCCACGAAATTGCTAAAGAGGTTTATGATATAGAATATCAATTTATTCTTGAAATAATTCCATTTGATCTACCAGCTTTAACTAGAAATGATTTACATTCGTATTTACAATATTGTGTAGATTCGATGTTAAGATTGTTAGAAGTTGAACCTTTATTCAATGTTTGTTCAAATCCATTAGAATATATGGAAGAACTAGGGAAGTTAGAAGACCTGAAGATTTTTGAACATAGACCTAAAATGTATAACATTATTACAGTAAGACCCCCATTAAGAGCTCGTGATCTTTACTAAAACAAAAAAAAAAATCATTTTTAAACTTATTCGTTAAATAAATGAAAGAAATAGTTTTAGTATATTCAAATCAGTTACCAGCTTGTCAAAAGTTAATCAGAGATAACGCATTTGTATCGTGTATAGAAGAAATACGTCAGAAAATAGATGTTAAATCTATACTAATTAACGATGAATTCTCGAGAAAAGGACTTCTAAATTCAAAACAAACTAAGATACCTATCCTATTAATTGATACAGGAAATGAGTTTCAGGAGATAAAAGGGGTAAGTTTCATCGTCAAATACGTTCAGGATTTAGCAAACTCTTTAAATAAAAACATAAATAATATCGATGATGAGTATTCAGAAATACAAGACACATCAGATAGTGTTGAAGATACAAAAATATTTCAATCGTTAAAAATACAACCATTAGATAGTAAGTTTGAAGATAAACTGAATCATATACCAATTATTTTTTTTAGGAACATTTTTTACATAGAATGTAACTATTTATCAAATGTAGACAAAAAAGATTACGATTTGATACTGGTAAACGATAGTTGTGAAAAGAATGTTCATTTTGAGGACGATAATCTAAAAATCATAAACAAACGTAATGCAACATATAAATACTTGGATACTGTTTTTAGTGATATAACTGTTGATAACAAGATATTAGTTGTATCTTTAGATAAAAAGTTAGCTGAATGGGTAAAGAGATATTACATTGATAAGTATCTAAAAAAACAATAAAATAAAAGTTTTATTTTCGAGTTGGCTCTGGATGAGGATCTTGGATCCAACGATGATTTCTTAGCACACACGAAGGTTAAGAGGAATGCACCTCACATATGAATATTCCGGTATTATTTGTGGCCGTAGAAGCCATTATCATTCAGATGTGAAAGCGCTTCGTCGAAGCCATCAAAGGGTCTAGTCTTCTTTATCTTCATTAGAATCGAGCCACTGATTGAGGACGACTCATATGAATATTTCCGGTATCATTCAGATGAGAGAACCTCGTCGAAGAAGTGTGAATATTTTCAGGCAGTAGTACATAGCGTCCGCATCATAAACCAAGCTTCGTTGAAGAAATCCCTAAACGGGATTCTTCAAGTGGGTTAGCCTCACAAACTTTAAATCTTATGTCGATTTAAAGTTTATGGGCGACCACAATATACCAATTCATTGATGATAAAAATAAATTTTTATGACAAACTTTAGTTTCAACGAATCAATTTCAATATTAATCCTAAAAATGTTAAATCTTATAGATCTTTATACACGAAAGTTTGTAAAAAAGGTTAATTAATGAACGTTTTTAATCAAAATTTATTTTTTTAGACAACATATAATAGATTATCACAACATTTTGCAATTCTATCTCACGCTCACGCTCACGATGGAAGCTATCAATGAGAAAATCGGCGGTATCCAGAAGGATGTCATTGACAGAATCAACTCTGTCAAGGATGAATTGTGGGACAAGTGGAGTCTGAAATACGACTTTGACCTACACGTATCCGACCTTTTCTGTTTCATCAAGATACAGATCGAGAACACCCGAACGGATTCGGAGTTGTCGGATCGTTCGCGAAATGAGATCTGCTCTCTCTTGGAAGAGTTAAGGGAGCTCTACTACACTCATCAAGCCCTATACGGTGTGAACCATAAGTGTCCCTACTGTACCAAACAGTAGACACTTCTAAAAACTTAGCGCAGAACAACAAATAATAGCAGCGCCACCCATTTTTGGACAAGATCCTTTGCTTAGAGCATAAAAAAAAGAACAACAAGATACTCGGACCATTGAAACTGGTTCGCCCAAACCTTTCGGTTTGTACTAAGAAAACCTCCACGCGGTAGTATCGGATAAAAACAAACTTTAACTAGTTTGAATAAACCAATTTCTTAATTGGAAAGAAGTTTTAGGCTTCTTTCTATTTTCTTTTCAAAAAAAAATCATCTTTTTAAGTTTCACATTCTTGGAGTTATTACATTTGGAGATGTTATAAACCAAGCTTCATGTAAGTGTTTGATTAGTATTTGTCTTTCTTTTCCAACTATTTCATTTTGTTTTATTTTTAAAAGGATTGATTCTAAAACAGGTTTATACCAAGATCTTCTATACATAATTCGTTTATTACTAGCCCACTCATTTATATTAGATAGATCCGCTTTCTTTAAATCATTATGTGCCCATTTGTCTACATTTAATTCAGATCTTAAACGATTCCATTTTGTTTCATCCAAACTAAGATCGATCAAATTATTGTAGTCATACGATTCATATTCATCTAAAGTTTCAAATTGAGCTTTATTTTGTATGATAAGAATCAATTGGTTATTAATTTTTTGTAGAATAGATTCTGGTTGATCTTTATAAGTGTATAATTGCCATAAGTTTGTAAGATATTTTACCAATATTAACGATTCATTTTTAGACATTTTGTGTAGTTTCCCTAACAAAGACATTATAAACCAATCTAACCAAGAATTTATACTTTCAACTGTTCTTGTGGTGGAAGAACTGACAGTTATTGATGGTTTGACATTAACGATTCTTGGTTTTGGTAAGTTATCAAAAATCCAATTTTCGTTATATAACTTGTTACAATTACCATTCGTCTTACTCAAAATACATTTTTGAGAATCCATTTTTGGTCTAATAAAGTATTTGAACATTGAAACTAAATTTTTAAAAGTTTCGCGAGACGAATACCTGAGGGTTCCGCCGAAGCTTTTCGCTCCTTTTTCGGGTTTCACATTAAAATTTAGTTTCAATGTTCAAATACTTTATTAGACCAAAAATGGATTCAAATTACAAAAATGCTCTTGAAAAGATTAAAAGATTTGAAAGTTTAGAGATAAAAGAGTTAGATCTGAATAATTTTGAAGTTTATATTCCAAATGTAAAAAGTAGTTACATAGATTGGAAAAAGACTGGATGTACGGTAGAAGAGATAGTTAAAATGTTTTATAATATGAACCTTCAAATTGGTGAAGATCCTTCTTTATATCTGTTACGGCAAGGGTTTTGGACACTTGGAAGGAAAGAGGAAGAAGAAATTGCTCATTATCTGTTATTATTAAAGATTGAAACAGATTTTGATAAACAAATCAAAATATTAGCATTCAAAGGTTTAACAGACGGTATCCAAAACAGTAAATTTTGGGAAGATGTTTATTTCCTTTTACATTTTTGGAAACTAAGAATTAAGGACAAACCATTTGACTTTTCATTCTTTATATATTTACAAACTAATTCTGACATTTATTCATTGTTATTGAAAGATAAACATTTTCTTAGATTTTTATATTGGTTAGTATTAAATGATAAAGAAGGTTGTAAAGAATATTTTAAGAGAAACAACTATATATATGTTGACAAAACGTTCGAGTACATTTTGAATGGAGTACCAATCGAAAAGTTCAAATTTATAATGAGTAGAAGATTGCAAAGAAACGTCTAAACTTATTTTTTTTTACTTTAGGATTCGATATAAAAGAAATATAATGTCAACGAATCCATTTTATAACGAAGAAGTTCCTCATTTGAATGAAGAACAGCTAAAACAATGTATAAAGGATAAAGTTGTTTATTATCCTGAGGTAATGAGATCAATTAAAGATCCGACTTCAACAGATGAATGTGTTCTATTATCATTCTTGGTTGATGCTAATACAAAAAAAAGTTATGTTAAAGTAAGAGGAGTAGGATCTTTAACAAAATGTAAAGAGATTTCTAGAAAGATTCTAAAAAAAACTGATTCACTACTTCCAATAGTTATCGGTAAAATGGGAGTTTTTATGTTAGTTACTAATACTCCAGAAAATCATTCAGAAACCAATTATAAGGTCATAGACGATAAAATCTTAGAAGATCAAGTAACTGATGAAAGGAAAATATTAGAAGCCGAGATAGAATATAACAACTTGAAGAAGAAACAAAAAGAACAAGAAGAAATTGAAACTAGGAAATCTTTGTTGACAGATTATTCAAGAAACGATCTACAAAACTATTTAGACAGAAAGGTTTTGATATACGAAACAAATAAGATGTTGGAAAAAAGTGAGAAAAAAAGTAAACTGTTGTTGGAAAGAATGAATTTGATAAACTGTTTATTGAAACAAAAAGAAGATGAATTTGAAATAATGTGGTATGAGGAGTATCTTAACCAGTTAAAAAAGATAGGATGTTTAAAAACTGATATCAATGAGGAAACAATTCATCAGATTCAATTAAAAACACAAACCTCTAATATATCTTATGAAGACCTAATTTTTAAACTATCTGAAACAAACAACTGTTTGAATGATTTAAACAAAGAAATATACTAAATTATTATTGGTCCTTCAACTTCTTGTTCTTCTGCTTCTGCTTTAATGGTTCCAGATTTCTGAGGAGAATTTTGTACAACAGTAACAGTTCCAGTTCCAGAAGGTCTCATTTTAGTTTTTTTAAGACAAGTTGGTTGAACTATCGGTTTAACAACCTCTGAATTAGATGAATTAGAACTCCCAGTTAAAAAGTTTGTTAGCATATTAGATATATTGTTAAGAAGATTCGGTCTATTTTGAGCTATCATTTGTGAATCTATCGGTGTTCCGAGTTCGTTATATATGTAAGCTATAATATTATCAACCATCATTTCTTTTTCTATTGCTGCAGCCATTGGATTTATAAACATGTTCGAATTAATCGAATTAATCGGATTCATCATGTTACTATATCTTTGACTCATCGGATTCAAAGGATTTAACGAATTCATCGGATTAATCGGATTCATCATGTTACTATATCTTTGACTCATCGGATTCATCATATTCATCTGATTCATACTATATCTTTGACTCATCGGATTCATCATATTCATCTGATTCATACTATATCTTTGACTCATCGGATTCATTGGATTCATTGGATTCATCAGATTCATTTGATTCATTGGATTGAAATGATCATAACTATGTACTTTTGTCCATTTAAATACATTTTTTTCATTTGGAGACGATGTCCACATATTTCCATCATTACCCTGTAACCTTTCATATTTACATTCTCTAGCTGAATATGGTGGATGAGGCTTCTCGTAATATTTTTCATCATATTTTTGTGTACAATCTAAATTAAATGGTTTTTCTACTAAACTCGATCTTCTAGTTCGTCTTTTACTTTGTTTTCGATTATGTCTTCGCTTAGGTTTGATCTCCTCATCCTCATCGTCCTCATCGTTCTTTACATTTTTATACCGACTTCCTCGTCTAATACTTGTACGTCGTTTAGATGAACTTTTTTTGTTTAAATAATTCTTTGCTGCAGGTGTTGTTTCTTTTCTCCAGCTAAAAGTGTTGTTCTTGTTTGGTAATGAAACATATAATGTTCCATCTCCTCCTTTTTTTTTTGAATATTTTAAGTTTTTGGCTTCATAAGGAGGGGCGTTTCTATATAACAAAGCTTCATTTATCGAAGTCTTAGAGTGTTTTCTCATTTTTTAAATGTTTTGATTGTTATCTTCTATAAAGTGGTTTATTTTCTTTAAATCGTTAGCGTCCATCTTGTAATAAAGTTTTTTGTTGTCAAACTCGTACAATTCTTTAGAATTAGATATCAAAATCAAAAAAAGTTTTATTTTTTCCTCTTTATTAATTTTTTTTAAATTGTTGGTTGTTGTTAAAAATAAATTTGTATTAGACATTCCTTCTTCTTGTTTTTATAATTTAAAAATGAAACTATAAGTTTGTTCGTTAATAAATCAACTAAAAATGAACTCTATTCTTCTTTTTGTTCTCCTTTTTAGTTGTATTGAATGTTTTCCTCGACAGATTGATTCAGATGATAATCCGATTAATGGAAGAAAATGTAATTTTCCTCGTTTTAGAATGGATAGTGAATACGGAACTTGTAAAAAGATTACGAGTTCTACAAATACACAATATGTTTGTGAAAGCGAAACGATATTAGATTTAGAAAATGAAAATTGTGATGAAACAAAAATAAACGAAGAATGTGTAAACATATCAACAGTAAAATTTAATATATCGGGTATTTGTTATGAAACTTATCCAACAGAAGGTCCTCAAGCTAAAAATGTATGTAGAACATTAGATGGTAATATATTATTTCATCATGAGGAATGTTACTAATTTTGCTTATGTTAAAACAGAGTTAGATGAAATAATTATTAAGAAAACAAAACAAAAAGAAATCAAGATAATCAACATATTTTTGATAAAAGGATTGTAAACGAAGCTAAAACTGTTCTTTATTGTATCAGTGTTAAACAAATACAGACCTCCTAAAATAAAAGATGATAGTATAGAGCCTTTCAAAATGTAAAACGGGATTGAAAAATATTTTTTTTTGTTGGTAAAGTTTTCATTAAGATATTTTTGTGTTCCGGATGATCCAAAATATTTCATTAACAAATTGTTTCTTTCTGTGTCTTGACTCTTACTTTCGTTAAATACTACATTTTCTAGATTATCGTATTCCATTTATGATTTATTGTAGGTTAATAAAAAATGAAACAAATCTTTGCTTACAAAGAATTATATAACAAACATCCAAATACTTACGACTATTTGTATTATAACATACCAACTCAATCATTTTGTGAAAAAGATGGAATAATTCAAAAAGTATTTCCTCATTCACATTTATATTATCCTAACATAGAAAGAATTATTGACAAAAAAGAATTAATTTATCCTTTTAACGGATATCATGGTAAATTTGGATATTATTGAAAATCGAGTAAAATGGTAAAAAAAATACTTTTTATTAACTTTAATACTCCGAGGGTTACTCGAGGGGAACCCGAGCTCCGCTCTTCGCTCTCTGTGTAGGTATACTTGCCGGAGCCTGCGTAGGTATTAACACGCTTGAACTTTAATATATTCAAAAGCATCTTCTGATCCATATTTTGTGAAACTATCAATAACAGATTCTTTTGTATCTCTATCTCCTTTAAAATTGATTTCAAAATCGTTAATCTCAAGATATTTAATCAAATTTCTAGTAGTTTCTTCATTTTTTAGAAACATATTAACATATAAAAATGGTTGTGTTGTGATTTTTCTTTTATAATGAACATTTGCACCATGTTTTATAAGCAATTCACAATATTTTTTTTGTTCATCTTTAGGAATATATTTTGCAACTTCTTGTAAGATTGAAAATCCATCTTTAGATATAAAATTAACATCTGCTCCATTTTCTACCAACAATTTGATAATTTTAAATTTTTCATCACGAGTATGATGACATTCATTTATAGACATTATACTATCACTTAGAACTGACCCATAAATTTTATCAGTATTTAATGCTGCGCCATTATCAATTAATAGTTTAATAATTTCATAACTCAACCGAATATTGTTGATGTTTTGAAAAGCGTTTGGATCTTCTTCAACTAAACCAAGATCCACAAACAATTTAATAATATCTATACGCTTTTCATACATTAAAGAAGTATACAAAACTGAGTTACCTTTAGAATCTTTATCTTTCAAATTTGCACCATTTTTTATCAATAGTTTAACTATTTCAATATCTTTATCACCACGAATTGATAAAAATAGTGGAGTTGGATACATATCATTAAGACAATATTCTTCATCTGTATATTTGTGATTCACATCAGTTTTTTGTTTAAAAATTAGTTTTACCATTTCCAAACTATTCCATTCAATAGCTTTTTTTAAATATGATTGTCCATAATAAACGTTTTCGTATGTTTTCATCTTTTCAATAACATCTTCAATATTATTATCTTTAGAGTCCAATTCGATAACGGTCATCGTTGGCTCTTCGTTAACTAATTGTTCAGCTCTGCATACGTTTTCCAAAATTTCCATTTTGTCTTCCAAATATGTTAGGAATAGATTGAAAAATTAAATTTGTTATTTAATAAACCTGTACCATCAAGCTCAATATTAATTTTTTTATAATTTCCTAACATAGAAAAAAATTAATTTATCCTTTTAACGGATATCATAGTAAATTTCCAACGTTTAGAAACTGATCTACATTTTGTTAAACTTATAATATCTGGTAAGGATAAAAATAAGAATCTTATGAAAAAGTTCTAATGGAAGAGAATCTATAAAACATTCCTGTTCCTTCTTTTTAAATCATAAACGCCTAAATAAATCAAAAATACTTATCATTGAAACTCAGAAACTCCCTCGACTAAAGGTTACTAAATATAAATTTTGGATTAAATATTGTCAGGTTCATACGTATTTGTTAGTAAAAATGGTAAACAGACGTACATAATGTTTAACGAATGTAAATATTTCATATCACCATCATTTTGTTTCTTCTCAATAAACTTTTTGAAACATAAATATGAACAAATCCATTTTTCACAATAAATCGTGTCTTTATACTTTTTAATTGGAATAGGGAAAAAGTTATCATTTTTATATATTGAACAGTTTTCACATATCATCTCTTTATTCTCATCAATAATGATATTTTTTCTCTTAAACACAAAATTAATAACATCTTCAATAATTATTTCCAAGTACACAAATTCACTCATTGAAGAGTGAAGCTCGTACTTGCCGGAGGGTTGCGTAGGTATACTTGCCGGAGGGTTATCCGAGAGCGAAGCTCTCTGCGTAGGTATACTATTAAGTTATTTTGACAAAATAACTAAATTTTAATTCATAGTTTGTAATTGAACAATATATTATTGTTCTCATCTTTCATTTCTATCTCTGGCATATAACCTTTTACCCATCCTTTAATCTTCAAATCGTCTATCAATTTAATAATGTCTTCAAACTTATCGAATTCGTTTACAATCTTTTCATTTTTATATTTGTTTATGAACACCGAAACATAAGACAATTCGCTTTGCTCATTTTTCGTACATATCCATATTAGATTTTCTACCTTATTGTGAATCATAACGATTGGAAACGATATATTTACATCACTTTCACACATTTCTAACCTCTAGTCTGGCTAACTTCGTATGCCTAAACAAAAATATTTTAATGAAAATTGTTAATAAATATTTTTTATAAACAAAAAGAAATGGGAGATCGACGTTTTGGAAGATATCTTGATGGTGATTTTATTAAATGTGATCCTATGAATCGTAGAGGATTCCCAAGAATGCAGAACCCTTATTTACAAAACGCATGGTGTAATAAAATTGTAACACCTTTATCAAACCGAGCTCTACTTGGAAGAAATCCTATGATGAACAGTTATAGTTTAAATCAACCTTGCCAACCATTTTATAAAGATCCTTGCTATGATCCTTGTATGCCAAGGTTCCGAGGCGTTAACCCTTGCTATGATCCTTGTGATCCTTGTGGTCCATTTGGAGCAGGCAAGTACGGAGTAGGAGGAAGATATGGTAACTATGGTATTGCTAGATCAACAAATCCTAATTTTTCAGGAGGTGGAAGTAGTTCTTCCGGTCAATCATTAAAAGATTTGTTGGAGGATTCAGAATGGAATAAATTTATTGTACCGTTTCCTAATAATGAGAAATCGTATCTTGGTGAAATTCATACTACATTTAAAAAATACGAAGATGATATAAAAAAAGACCAAGTTACTGTTGATAGTGATACCGCTGGAGATAATCTTAAATGTTCTGCTAAAATTAGGATTGAAAGTACTAAAAAGTTACAAGAATTAGAAGAAAGAAAGTTCCATGCCGTAGTTGGAGCTAACAATTGTAGTGGATTGGTTTCAAATACTTCATATTCCCCTTCTGTGAACTCTAAATACAGAGGCGGAAATGGAGGAGGATATTGTGATGAATATGGAAACTGGGTAAACTATGGAGGAAGAGGAGGTCTAATTGATAATTTCAACCAATATTTATATTGTAGTGGTGATTATCCCAATGGATCTAGAGATCTTTTGGATATGGGAGACTGTAGATTCGTTTTTGATAAAATACTAGAAGAATATTCTGAAGATGAATTGAGATGTTTTCTTGGTATGAGAGGAGTTCCTTTTTGTGACACTATGACAAAGAAACAATTAGAAAATTATATCAAGTATTACAAAATAGGGATCCCAGATTGTGATTTTCCTTGTGTTGACGATCCATGCAATGCATTTCAAAACATTTGCTACGGTGATGAATATGATAAAGTTTTGAATGAAGGGTTTACTTCTTCAGAATTAAAGAAAGCTTTGCATGAATACGGTGTTTACGGTGTTGGAGAAAAGGGGAAAAAAGAGTTGATTGAAATGGTTAGGAGAAATAATATTCTCTTGACACCTAAAAGAAGTCATCACGGATCGAGACGAGGTTCGCGTAGAAGTTCAAGACGAGGTTCGCGTAGAAGTTCAAGACGAAGATCTAAACGAAGTGGTAAAAGGCCATCACCAAGTGAACTTAATAGACTTATTGGAATGTTTGGTAACCGAGCATATTCTAGAAAACGTTCCGGCTATCGAACTAGTAGAGCAAAAAGTAGGAGGAAGCGTTCTTCACCAAAAAATAGTAGAAACAGTACAATGATGAAACGAAATCGAGGAAGAGGTGGAAGTAAAAAAAAATATAGTAAGAAAAGATATAGTAAAAAAGGTTAGAAATGTAACTTTTCATAGTCAAACATATATTTACGATCTTCTATAAATTGTTTTTCGTATACTACTTTTTCTTTTTCTAACTCTGTGAAAACCTTTTTCATGTTTGTATAATTTAAAACGGATTCCCTATTTGGATTGAATATTGAAACGTATTCATCTATAGTTCTATAAATGTTTTCAGAATATGGTTTTAATCTGATCTTATTGTTTTCAAACAGTTTACACAATTCGTCAATAGAATGTTCAAATCTCTTAGGTGTGGTATAGTCTCTCTCCTTCAACAGTTTATGAAAGTTTTTGAATGTAGGTGTATCAAATAAGCTTTCTTTATCAGAACCAATAGTTATACAATCAGTAACATAGTATTTTTTATGATTGTGATACAATTCTTCGGTTCTATACTTTTTTTTCTTAATATTGTCAGAACTATTGACTCTTCTTGTTAATGGATTGTAAACGGGGCGTTCATTTTTATGTTTAGGTTTAAAATTTTGACATTTCCTGTCTAAACATTCAAAGTAATAATCAAGTTCAATATATGTTCTTGGTAAACCATAATCTTCATTTTTAACTTTCTTTTTTGACATACCCTAGCACCCTTTGTAAGTTTTTCGATGTTCAAACTCCTAGCACCACTGAAGGTTCCAAGTTTTTGAATCGAAAATAAATTTTACTTTGATTTTCATATTAAAGTTGTTCTATTTCTAAGAAAACTTTTGTATAACTTACAAATATTGGAGTAACGTTAACAATTCTTAATTCAACTCTTATATCAAAAGATGTGTTATGATGTAAACATTTGATACTAAACACATCATCGTTGACGGTATCATTAACAACACTATTACCGATTGGTAGATTGTTATCACTATCATACCATTGTAACTCTAAAATACCACTTTTATCATGTTCTTGAATAATACCAGTCAAATAATAATATTTTCCTTTTTTTAGATATATTCTTCCAATACTATCTACATTTACTAGATTGGTATAAGGAGTTATCATATCCAATGTCATGTTAGAATTGTTTGTAAACAATAATTCATCGTATACTAAATGATCTCCTATATTCAAATTTATAACGTTAATCAGATATTTATCTGCTAATAACCTATTTTGTTGAAAGTAAAAAGGTGGAACTGAAACACTAGTGAATGTTAATTGTTCGATTTCTAAGAAAACTTTTGTATAACTGTTGAAGTTTGGTGTGACATTAATGATCCTTAATTCTACTCTAGTATCAAAAATAGGTGCAGTATACTTAGCTATTACAGTAAAAACATCATCGTTAACAGATGTATCATTAATTACACTTCTACCAATCAAAACTGAATTGTTCGAATCGTACCATTGTAGTTCTAATAATCCTGTTTTATCGTGTTCTTGAACAGTTGCCGTCATAAGATATTCTAAGTTCTTAGCTAAAAATATTCTCCCAATACTCGGAACATTAGATAAATTAGTATAAGGAGTTGTAATATCTAGAACAATACTAGTCGTATTATCGTAAATTCTAGTATCAAACTCAATATGATCTCCTATGTTAAGATTTGTATTTTTAATTGTATGAACGTCTCCTAACATTTTATTTATTCCAAATGAAGGGAAATTACCAAATCCTAAATTTGTACTTCCATCGGTAAACATGAACTGTCCTGGTGTTCCATCACTAGTTGGATATTTTAACCCTGATGATGTTAAAGAGTTTACTGTTAGTCTTCCAGTATTACTTACAGTTCCACTACAATTCTTAATTATTTGTCCGGTAGAACCTGAAAAAACTGCTATTTGATTTAAAGAACTGGTACCAAGGTTAGAAACTTTGTTCTGTAACGACAGATTACCAGATCCATCGGTAACTACTGCTTGAAGGTTTATTCC